TGCCGCTGCCCGCCCACGGCGGGCCGATCGTGGGCCACGACGTTCGCCCACGGCGCGATGTGCCCACGGCAGGCGGCCGGAACTACGCCGCTTCGGCACATCTCGCGACACGGGCCAACGTGGGCGGCGACATGGCGGCCAACGGGGCGGCGGATTCGCGCCCGGCTACCAGCACAAGGAGACCTGACCGATGAACGCGTTCAAAGTTGAACTTCGCCCACTGGCCGAGATCAAGCCGTACGAGAAGAATCCGCGGCTCAATGACGACGCGGTGGACGCGGTGGCCAACAGCATCACCGCCTTCGGCTGGCAGCAGCCGATCGTCGTCGATGGCGACGGCGTGATCATCTGCGGCCACACGCGGTGGAAGGCGGCGCAGAAACTCGGTTTGGAGATGGTGCCGGTCCATGTGGCAACCGATCTGTCGCCCGAGCAGGTGCGCGCGTACCGGATCGCCGACAACAAGTCGGCAGAGTTGGCCGAATGGAACATGGAGTTGCTGCCGATCGAGATGGCCGAACTCCAGGGCGCCGGCATCGACTGGTCGAATCTCGGCTTCAGCGCCGACGACCTGGCGAAGTTGCTCGACCCCGGGGTGCGCGATGGATTGACCGATCCGGATTCAATCCCCGAGCCGCCCGATGAACCGATCACGAAGCGCGGCGACTTGTGGATTCTCGGCGAGCACCGATTGCTGTGCGGTGACAGCGCCAGCGCGGCCGACGTCGATCGACTGCTCGATGGCCAGCCGGTCCATCTCGTGAACACTGACCCGCCTTACAACGTCAAGGTCGAGCCGCGCAGCAACAACGCGATCGCGGCCGGCAACTCATCGTTCCCCGAGGCGAAGAAGAAGCGCACGCATCACCAGTCGTTTGATGTCGCGCGGCAGGGAGAGAAACGCCGCACCACCCGCAAGATGCGGGCGAAGGACAGGCCGTTGGCCAACGACTTCGTCTCCGACGAGGCGTTCGACGAGATGCTTGATGCGTGGTTCGGCAACATGGCGCGCGTGCTCATCCCCGGCGGCGGGTTCTATGTGTGGGGCGGATACGCGAACCTCGGCAACTACCCGGCACCACTCAAGCGCGCCGGGCTGTACTTCAGCCAAGGGATCGTATGGGATAAGCAACATCCGGTTTTGACGCGAAAAGACTACATGGGCGCGTTCGAGATCGCGTTCTATGGATGGCGCGAGGGCGCTGCGCACCGCTTCTTCGGGCCGAACAACGCCACCGACCTGTGGCATGTCAAGAAGGTCAATCCGGCCGCAATGCAGCATTTAACTCAAAAACCGGTCGAACTCGCGGTGCGTGCGATTCAGTACTCGTCTCGTCCGGGCGAGAACATTTTGGATCTCTTCGGAGGATCGGGTTCCACTCTGATCGGCGCGGAACGTACCGAGCGGCGCGCGTTTCTGATGGAACTCGATCCAGCGTACACAGATGTCATCGTGGATCGGTATCAGCGATTCTCAGGGAAGCCCGCCATCCTGGAACGCACCGGTGAGTCGCCGATCCCCATGCAGCCGCGCGAGGAGAACATGCGATGAGAACCTATCCGACACCGCAGGGCACGATCACCAAGTTCGGATACCGGCGAATCCGCTGCAAAGACCGAAAGCAGCGCATGGAGCATGTGCTGGTGTGGGAAGCGGCACACGGTCCGGTGCCGCCGGGCATGGAAATCCATCACATCAATGGCGACAAACTCGACAACCGACTGGCCAACCTGATGCTCGTTACGCGCCTGGAGCACAAGCGCATCCACAGCGGGTGCATTCGCTGCGGCGAGATCTGGTTCAAGCGCTGTCGTCGTTGCCGCTGGTATCGCCGGATCGACACCGAGTTCTACGAGTACCCCGGCGGCAAGGGTGCGAGCGGGATCTGCAAACGCTGCGCGTCGATCGATGCGGTGGAGTACAAAAAGAAGCGCCGCCAGCGAGCGAAGGCGGCTGACACCGGAGAGACGGCCCCGGTCAATGCCGAGGCCGTCGGAGCAGCAGGATGATGTGGTCGCTACTCGCTGGTCTCGGCCGTCGCCTCCTCCGGCCCCTTCTCGCGCAGGGCGTGATACTCGATCAATGCGTCTTCGTAGACGAAGTCGCTCGCCGCGACATGCTTGCGCTCGCGGGCGGGCACGATGCACGATCGTTCCTTGAGGAATGCGATCGCCGTCGCGACCTGCGACCATGGAGGCATCTTCGATTCATCACCGCCGCCTGCCTTGGCGCGAATGTCTTCCATCGTGAACGCGGCGTTGCCCATCTGCTCAATCGCGTAGGCCACGTCGTCGTAGACCTGCTTCGTACACATGTGCTCGTACGGCTTGCCGCGCTTGGGCACGACGCGGCGCAGCAGCGCACCGCTGGCGGCATCGACGATGAACGATTCATTAAGTTGACGGAGCATCGGGTTCACCTCCTTCCGCAGCCGGATCGTAGTGATGGCCGCAGGTCTGGCATTCGACGCGGTCGTCTTCGACCCATACCAGCATGTCCATGCGGCGCTCGCCGCAATGCGGGCAGGCGAATCCCGGTTCGACACGTTCGTCATTGGTCTTGGCGATCATGGGCTCACCTCCCCGCGCGATTCGCTCAGGTCGAAGATGGCCACCACCGCCAGCAGCCCGACGAGCAGCGCGGTGCGTTCGTCGAGGCCGGTGAGATCGCCGCCCGCGCAGGTGCGAATCAACGCGGCCTTGTCGCTTGCGGGCATCGCGTCCAGGGTGTCGCGCATCGTGGCGCGAGCCTGGTCGGCATGGGCGAGGAGTCGTTGTACTTCGCGATCCATGGTTCACCCGGCCTTCCCGGCCGCGGTGAAGCGGCCCTTGTCAACCTTGGCGAAGCGTGCGTCTTTGCCCTTGGAAGCAATTTCGCGGATCATGGCGGCGTACAAGGTCGCGTGCGGCGTCGCGCCGTTGGTCTTCCAACCCGCCGCGATGGCGCGCTCGGCGATGGTTTTCGCATCGAGCGGCTCTTTGGCCCGCCCCAGGACCTGCGCTGCGGCGTCGAGACCGCTGAGGCCTTCGCGCTTCCTGCGAGGTTTCGACTCGGCCTTGCCGTCGGCCGTTTTCGTCGTCTTGGCGCTCGCTACTCGTGCCTTGGGCGCACCGAGGTCCTTGGGCATGGTGATGCCGATCTGCGCCGGGCTCTTGCCCGTCAACTGCTTGATCGATTCCTTGATGTGGAACACGCCGGTGACGTTGCCCACCGCGTCCTTCTCGCGGCAGCCGGTCTTGGCGTCGATCGGCGAGTCGGCGGGTACGCGGTAGAGCAGCGGTGTGCGGCCATCGACGCGGAAGAACAGTTCGTGGAGTTTGCCGTTGCGTTTCCAGCACACGTGGTTCTTGCTGGTGGGCAGGTCTTCCACCTGCTTGGCGATCACCGCGTAGTCGTCCTTGTTGACCAAGGCGATTCGCGGTTGCGTGCGTCGGCCCTTGCGTTTGGGCGCGGCTGGCGTCGTGCCCTGCTGGGCAGCAGCCTCCTCGGCCTTCTTCACCCAGCGCGACCGTTCCTTGCCGTCGACGATCTCCGTCTTCATGACCAGGCCCTTGGCTGCGGCTTTGGCGTCGCGCTCGGCGATGCGTGCGGCATCTCTATCAACAACGCGGCCCCCGGGTTTCACGCCGGAGGCCTTGGTGCCGTTCTTCTTGTCGCTCGCCGCAGTTGGCGGTGGTCCCGCTTCGGCCCGCAATCGCTGGGCGGACTTGATTCGCACCTTCTTGTTCGTGTCGAGGTTGGTGGCGTCCCAGCCGCCATTGCGGTTTTCGGCATCGATGCGCACCTTGGCGATCTTGCCGCTCACCTTCGCGGTGTACGTGTTCCCGACCTTGATCTCGTTCTTCTTCATCGTGCTGCTCCTTTCATGCTGGCAGCGGTTGGTGGATGTGAATCGCCGTCACTCGACGGCGAGTTCTTCGAGGACTGCAAAGTTCGGCGACACCGACCAGCGAGGCCGGCCCGTCGTATCGGTCGCGATGATGCGACTGTTCACGTTGGATGCGTCGGCGAAGGTGTCGAACATGCGCTGCGTCGCGCGACGTGCGGCGGCCACGATGCCCTCAGGTGTGCCGTCGTGGCTGGCGACGAGATGGCCCAGGACGACGCCGTCGCGATCGCACGCCTCGCGGATGACGATGTTGGGCGCGCCAGCACCGGTGCGGCGGGTGATTGGGTTGCGCTCATTCAAAGTGGTGATCGAGTTCATGGCGTTCGCTCCTCACTTGCCGCGGGGCACCGGCGTGATGTCGATCCTCCGACCGCAGGCGGGACAGACGGCCTTCGTCGGCCGTGCCGACTGCCGTCCCGCTTCGTACGCCTGCTCCAACGCTTCCTTGATGCACCAGACGGCGGTGTCGTGGAAGTCGAGGCTGTCGCTGTTGCGGGTTTCCAAGGTCTCAAGGCCGAGGGCCTCGCGGGCGATCGTGGTCAGTTTGTTGTCGCGTGTCGTACTCATGGCGTCTCCGTTTCGGATGGTGGTGGTTCAGCAGCCCGCGACGCGGTCGATCTGGTCGAGCACGTCGTGGATCATGGAATTCGTGGCGTTGGGCTCGCCGCGCTTGGTCGTGCCGTAGATGACCTTCGCCGCGTTGCAGGCGACCGCGAACCGGTCCTCGCGGCTGTCGGTGCGGACGACCTCGATGAGCACGTCGTTGGCGATGACCTGCGCGCCGTAGTCGGCGGCGTGAATCTCTACGTCGCCCTCGTCGCCTTCGATGATGATGGTCTTGATATGCATGGTGCGTCCTTTCGTTTGGGTGGTTCAGTTGCGCGGGGCCCATTCGTACCCGGCGCGTTCAAGTCGCGTGGCGTCGGCGAGGCAGACAACCCAGAAGGCGTCTTCGCCCAGCATCACCGCGCCGGCCTTGGTGCGGTCGGCGATCGCGAACGCGGTTGTCTCGTCGCGGATCACCGCCGGGCGGTGTCTGAGACCAAGTGCTCGCTGGGCGTTGGCGGCTGCGTCGATCAACTTGTTGGTGCGTGGCGTGTTCATGCGTCGGCCTCCTGTTGGCGGGCGGCGTGTTCCGCCTCGCGTTGCACACATGAGGGCATGAACAGCGCGAACATGCAAGGGGAATTGCCGAGGATTCGAGCAGGATTCGCAGATTGTGGGCAACTTCGCGCGACATGTGGGCAGGTTGCTAGGCATGTGCTAGGTAAGGCCGAACATCGCGCCGTGTTGGCCCACGTTGGGCCGCGCTGGCAGGTGGTCCGACGCTTCGCCCGAAGCGCGCCCGGCGCGACGTGGGCCACGGAGGGCCGCCGTGTCTACGCCGCGTGAAGAACAACCCGAACGCACTACTGGCGGCCTGAACCCGGCCGCTCTATCGGTGACCGACACGGCGCGGCTGTTGACGCGCGTCGGCGGCCAGCCAATCAGCGAATCCATGATCGAGCGCGACATCGAGGAGGGATTGCAGACCAACGCCGACGGCACGATCAACCTGGTGCACTACGCCGCATGGCTGGTGCGCGACATGGCCAGCGCCGGTGGAGGCGATCGTGGCGATTGACCCGCGCAGCCTCAAGCCGGGCGAGCTCTGCCGCGCTCTCAACAGCACGCCGCTGGGTGAGGTGATCAGCGAGCGGCAACTGCACCGCCACCGCACCCGCGCCGGCTATCGCATCGGCGACGGCAAGACCGTCGATCTGCTGAGGTACACCGCGTGGCTTGTGATCGAGCGCCACGAGCGGATCGCGGCGGACGACTCCGCCGCAGATGAACCGTTTGACGAGGTCGTGCAGCGCGACCCCCACCTGCCTGACTCATTCATTGGCCGCGACATCGACGCGCTGCCTGAAGTCATCGACGCTGGCCGCAAGGAAGCCTGCCGCCGCAACTTCCGCCTCTTCTGCGAAACCTACTTCCCGCAGACCTTCCACCTGCCATGGTCGCCCGACCACCTCAAGGTCATCGCCCGTATCGAACAGGCGGTGCTCGAAGGCGGCCTGTTTGCGATGGCCATGCCGCGCGGCAGCGGCAAGACGAGCCTCTGCGAGATCGCCTGCCTCTGGGCCCTGCTCTACGGCCACCGCGAGTTCGTGGCGCTCATCGGATCCGATGAAGAGCACGCCAGCCAGATGCTCGAATCGATCAAGGCCGAACTGGAAAACAGCGAGGCGCTGCTCGAAGACTTCCCCGAGGCGTGCTTCCCGATCCACTGCCTCGACGGCATCCACCAGCGCGCTGCCGGGCAACTCTTCGAAGGCGGCCAGACCCACATCGGCTGGACGGCGCATGAGATCGTCCTGCCGACGATGCCCGATTCGCACGCATCTGGTGGGATCATCCGTGTCGCGGGCATCACGGGCCGCATTCGCGGCATGAAGTACAAGCGGCCTGATGGGCGCAGCGTCCGCCCTTCGCTGGTGCTCATCGACGATCCGCAGACAGACGAGTCAGCCCGATCACCATCGCAGTGCGCCACGCGCGAACGCATCCTCGCCGGTGCCATCCTCGGTCTGGCTGGCCCGGGCAGGAAGATCGCCGGGCTGATGACACTGACTGTCGTGCGGCCCGACGACCTGGCCGATCGCCTGCTCGATCGCGACAAGCACCCGCAGTGGCAGGGTCAGCGTACCAAGATGGTGTACTCGTTCCCGAGCCGCGAGCAGTTGTGGGCGGAGTACGCGCAACTGCGGGCCGAGGGATTGCGCGCCGACGAGGGCATCACCCGCGCCACCGAGTTCTACGGCGATCACCGGGACGAGATGGATGAGGGCGCCGATGTGGCGTGGCCGGATCGGTTCAACCACGATGAACTCAGCGCCATCCAGCACGCGATGAACCTGCGGCTCCAGGATGAGAGGGCGTTCTGGGCCGAGTACCAGAACGAACCACTCCCCGAGAGCACCGCCCTCGACGAAGACCTGCTCACGGCCGAGCAGATTTGCGGCAAGGTCAACGGCCACGAGCGCGGCGAGGTGCCCATCGGTTCGTCGCTGCTGACGATGTTCATCGACGTGCAGGCCAAGGCGCTCTTCTGGCTGATTGTGGCCTGGGAGGAAAACTTCACGGGCAGCGTGATCGACCTCGGCACCGAGCCAGACCAGAAGGAGGCGTATTTCACACTCCGCGATATCCGTCGAACGCTTGCGGCCGCTGCGCCGCATGCCGGTCTCGAAGGCGCGGTCTACGCCGGGCTCGAGCGGCTCGTCGAGGCAAAATTGGGCCGGGAGTGGAAACGCGATGACGGCGCGATGGTGCGCATCGATCGGTGTCTCATCGACGCGAACTGGGGCCAGTCATCGGATGTGGTGTACCAGTTCTGCCGTCAAAGTCGATATGCGAATGTCGTCATGCCCAGCCACGGCCGGTACGTCGGCGCTTCGAGCATTCCGTTCAGCGAGTACAAGCGCAAGCGCGGCGACCGCGTCGGCCTGAACTGGCGCATCCCCGTCATCACCGGCAAGCGCGCCGTGCGCCACGTCGTCTTCGACACGAACTACTGGAAATCATTCGTGCATGCGCGGCTCGCGGTGCCGATGGGCGACCCAGGTTGCCTGTCGCTGTTTGGGCGCTCGGTAGGCTCATCGAATCGCACGGCGATCAACCATCAACTTCTCGCCGAGCACCTCACGAGCGAGTACCGCGTGAAAACACAGGGTCGCGGCCGGACAGTCGATGAGTGGAAACTCCGCGTCGATGGTCTCGACAACCACTGGCTGGACTGCCTTGTGGGTTGTGCGGTCGCGGCGTCGATGCAGGGCGCGGTTCTCTATGGCACCGACGTGCGGCAGGCCCCGCGCCGACGGATCCGTCTCTCCGACCTCCAAGGAGGGCGGCGATGAGCGAACGTACGACCAAATCGAAACGAGAGCCGGAGCCGCGCGGTATCCGCTGCCCGAAGTGCGGGTGTGGGCACTTCGTGGTTGTCTACACCCGGAAGATTCCGGGTGGAGCGATCCGCCGACGGCGGGAGTGCCGGCACTGCGGGAGGCGCGTGACGACATATGAAGCGATGTCGGGCTGACTTGGAGCAGTCCATGCTCGTTTTCCGATAGACTTGTGGGGGAATCAGCCAAGGACCGCCCGCATGGCGACCGTCAAATACGACGAAATCGGATACTGGTCAGAAGTGAAACTCGACATCGTCCGCAAGTACGCCTCGGCCTACTCGAGGATTCTCAGCGCACAGCAGAACATGCGCGGACATGTCTACGTCGATGCGTTTGCGGGCGCGGGCCTGCACATCTCGCGGGCTACCGGTGAATTCGTACCGGGCAGCCCACTCAACGCCCTGAATATCAGTCCCCGATTCAGTGAGTACCACTTCATCGACCTTGACGGCGGCCGCGCCCAGTCTCTCCGAGATCTGACCACGGGACAATCTGGAGTGACTGTTCACGAAGGAGACTGCAACCCCGTTCTATTGAACGACCTGTTTCCTCGTTGTGAATACCGGGACTATCGGCGAGCTCTTTGCCTGCTCGATCCCTATGGGCTGAATGTTGACTGGGCGGTACTGGCAAGAGCAGGTGAGATGCGCTCAATCGAGATCTTCTACAACTTCATGATCATGGATGCGAACATGAATGTACTCCATCGCAACCCGGATCACGCGACGCCTCAACAAAAGGCACGTATGGACGCGGTATGGGGTGACGACACATGGCGCGACGTGGCGTATCCCACAGTGCAAGGTCTATTCGCGCCGATGGAGGAGAAGGCTGATAATCGGACGATCGCCGAGGCGTTTCGCAAACGCCTCCAAGAGGTCGCTGGCTTCAAATACGTGCCCGAGCCCCTGCCGATGCGAAACACTCGTGGTGCGGTGATCTACTACTTGTATTTCGCCTCTCCGAATAAGACCGGTGGTAAGATCGTGGGAGAGATCTTCAACAAGTATCGCGGACGAGGAGGAGTGTGATGGCTGTCGATTCCAGTATCGAGTGGACGGATGCGTCATGGAATCCCGTAACAGGGTGCACGAAGGTCAGCAGTGGCTGCGCCCACTGCTACGCCGAGCGAATGGCAAAGCGACTGCATGGGATGGGACAGCCAAACTATCGAAACGGATTCCAACTCACCCTTCAGCCGCAGATGCTCGACATTCCGCTGCGATGGAGGCGGCCTCGTCGAGTGTTCGTGAATTCCATGAGTGACCTCTTTCACGAGCAGGTCCCGATTCGGTACATTCAACGGGTCTTTCGTACGATGCGCCGTGCCAACTGGCACCAGTATCAAGTGCTGACGAAGCGGGCGGACCGGCTGCTCGCATTGGATTCCAGACTTGAATGGCAGCCGCATGTTTGGATGGGAGTCAGTGTCGAAACATCGCGATTTGTTTCACGGATTGACTGTCTGAGGCGCACTCATGCGGCCGTCAAGTTTCTGTCACTCGAACCGTTGCTTGGGCCGCTGCCGGACTTGAACCTTGATGGAATTGACTGGGTGATAGTCGGCGGTGAATCGGGGCCGGGCGCGAGGCCCATGGATGAAGAGTGGGCACTCGACATTCGCAACCAATGCCGGGACGCTGGCGTTCCGTTCTTCTTCAAGCAATGGGGCGGAGTCTTCAAGAAGTTCACCGGCAGAGAACTCGATGGCAGAACATGGGATGAGATGCCCGTGGGAGATGTCGAAGATCGCCGCATCCAATTGAACGTCCTCGAGACTGTCGGCTAACTGACACGGCCGCGTCCCTGCTCATAGGTCTACCCGTGTAACGATCTCGCGCCCACCCCTCCCCATCCGCAATCTCTGAGCGTTTCATCCGTCCGTACCTGACGGATGGACCATGTGCTTCCACCTCTGGATGACCTCGGCCGACTCGTGATCGAGTTGCGCTTTGTCCCTGCGCCTGATCGCGATGACGCGGTGCAGGAAGCGTGGCTGGCGCACCTGGAGGGGCGGCCGGCCGCGACGGCGGTGAACACGTACGCGCAGCGGCAGCGGCGGTATCGCAAGCGCATGGCCGTTCTCATTGAACTTTACGAGGACAAGGGATGGCTGAGTCCGACATCGAGCAGGCGATCAAACAAAGCGCCCAAGGCCCCGCCAAAGCGAGCGGCGACTCGGGCAGCGTCGAGCAGCACAGCCTCGCGGACCAGATCGAAGCGGACCGCTACCTCGAAAGCAAAAAGGCGAGCCGGGGCAAAGGACTCAAGGTGAAGTTCGTGCAACTGGAGCCGCCGGGTACGGCGTGATGATGCTCAAGCGTCTCGTGACATCGTGGTTTGGCAATGGCGGTAAGGCGCCGGCCGCTCCATCGCGCCCACCGGTGCGAATTGTCCGCGCCAAGTTCGACTCGGCACAGACGACGACCGACAACCGCCGCCACTGGGCCAATGCAGATGGTTTGTCACCCAATGCAGCCCTCTCGCCTGAAGTCCGGCGCATTCTGCGCAACCGGGCCCGCTACGAGGTCGCCAACAACTCCTACGCGCGCGGGATCGTGCTCACGCTCGCCAATGACACTATCGGCACGGGTCCGCGACTCCAGATGCTCACGACCGACACCAAGGCGAACGACATTATCGAGAAGTCGTTCGAGCAGTGGTCAAGGGCGATCAATCTGCCCGAGAAGTTGCGCACGATGCGTCTGGCCCGGGCCGAGAGTGGCGAGGCCTTCGGCATTCTGACCAGCAACCCGGCCGTCGAGGCGCCGGTCCAACTCGATCTGCGACTCGTCGAACCCGACCAGGTGACGAGTCCGCCGGGTCGATTGCTGCGGATTGGCGAAGCGGACGGCATCACCTTTGATTCCTTCGGCAATGCGGTCAACTACACGGTCCTGCGCCGCCATCCGGGCGACGGCGGCATGTTCGGATTCTCCGGCGAGTTCGACACCATTCCAGCCTCGTCAGTGGTTCACTACTACCGCGTCGATCGACCCGGGCAGTGGCGCGGGATTCCCGACATCACACCGGCATTGCCTTTGTTTGCCCAACTGCGGCGCTACACGCTCGCGGTCATCGCCGCGGCTGAGACTGCGGCGGACTTCGCGGCGGTCATCTACACCGACGCGCCTCCCAACGGTGAAGCCGAGTCCCTCGAACCGATGGACATCGTCGAACTCGAGAAGCGACTGGCCACGGTCCTGCCCGGTGGCTGGAAGTTAGGCCAGGTCCATGCCGAGCAGCCCGCGACGACGTACGCCGAGTTCAAGCGCGAGATCCTCAACGAGATCGCGCGTTGCCTGAACATGCCATTCAACGTCGCGGCGGGGAATTCCAGCGGGTACAACTACGCCTCCGGCCGCCTCGACCACCAGACCTACTACAAGTCGATCCGTGTCGAGCAGAACCACCTCCAGACGGCGGTCCTCGATCGGGTCCTCCGCGCCTGGCTCGATGAGGCCGTGCTCGTCGAGGGGCTATTGCCCCAGTCTATGCGGGCGATCGGCGTCGCCACGCCGCACACGTGGTTCTGGGATGGAATGGAGCACGTCGATCCCGCCAAGGAAGCGACGGCGCAGGCCACGCGACTGGCGAATCACACGACGACACTTGCGACCGAGTTCGCCCGGCAGGGGCGGGATTGGGAAGAGGAACTGCGCCAGCGGGCGCGTGAAGTCGAACTCATGAAGGAACTGGGACTGTCACCGGCGCAGGCACAACCGAATGCGGGTGACACCAGCAATGACGGGAATCAGGACAATGGCCAAGAGCAAGACGCCAACGCGATCAGCATCGCCGCCTGAACAGGCAACGCTCCAGTCGATCGAGATCACCGCCGCGGCGCAGATCGATATCGAGGCTGCGGCCGGCGAAGGTCAGACGACTCTGCCGCGTTTCAAGATGATCGCCTACACCGGCAGCGCCATGCGTGTCGCCGCGTGGAGGCATCCGGTCATTCTCGACCTGGCGGGATTGAACATCCCTTCGCAGCAACGGCCGATCCGTTTCAGCCATGATCCGGCTTCGGGTGTGGGTCACACCGACGCGATCCGCATCGAACAGGGGCAACTGATTGCCTCGGGTGTCGTTTCGCGCGACACGCCCACGGCCCGCGAGATCGTCACTTCTTCGAAGAACGGATTCCCCTGGCAGGCGTCGGTGGGCGCCAGCGTCGAGGAGTTCGAGTTCATCCGCGAAGGTCAGAAAGTGCTCGTCAACGGCCAGGAGTTCGCTGGACCGGTGAATGTGGTCCGCAAGGCGACACTGGGCGAGATCAGCTTCGTGGACCTCGGGGCGGATGGAAAGACCAGTGTGAATGTCGCGGCGATCGCGGCGACTCAGGAGAACATCATGGACGGTGATACGAAGGACAACGCCACCAACAACGGCACGGCGACACAGACCAAGCCTGAATCGACGCAGGATGACGCCAGCAAGGCCAACGCCAGCGCCGTCGAGGACATCCGCGCGCAGGCGCTCGCCGAGACGACGCGCATCTCCGCGGTGCGCCGCCTCTGCGGTGGCCAGCACGATGAGATCGAGGCCAAGGCCATCCGCGAGGGCTGGGATTCCACGCGCACCGAACTGGAGATCCTCCGCGCCAGCCGGCCCAAGGCACCGGCAATCCATGTCCACGATCAGAATGTCAGCACCCAGGTGCTCGAAGCCGCGTGCATGCTCACCGCGGGACTCGATGCACCCGAGAAGCACTGCGAAGAGCAGGCGCTCGACCTGGCCGCGAAGCGATTCCGCGGCGGCATCGGGTTGCAGGAATTGCTCCTTGAGGCGGCATGGGCGAACGGGTACAGCGGCCGCAACTTCCGCGACAGCCGCAACGTCCTCAAGTTCGCCTTCAACCCCGGCATCGAAGCGGGAATGAGCACGATCGACATCGGCGGCATCCTGAGCAACGTCGCCAACAAGTTCCTCCTCGAGGGCTTCTTCTCCGTCGAACGGACCTGGCGGAACATCACCGCGGTGCGGAACGTGAGCGACTTCAAGACGGTGACATCGTATCGACTCGTCGGCAAGGACCAGTACGAGATCGTCGCGCCCGGTGGCGAACTCAAGCACGGCAATCTCGGCGAAGAGCAGTACACCAACAAGGCCGACACCTACGGCCTGCTGCTGGCCATCGATCGGCGCGACATCATCAACGATGACCTCGGCGCCATCACGACGGTGCCGCGCAAACTGGGGCGCGGCTCGGGCCTGAAGATCAACGACGTGTTCTGGACCATCTTCCTGGCCAACACCGACTTCTTCAAGGTCGCCAACAACAACTATCTCAGTGGCGCCGACACGGTGCTGAGCATCGACGGCCTGACCAAGGCCGAGGTCGCGTTCATGGACCAGGTCGATGGCGATGGCAAGCCCATCGGCATCATGCCCTCGATCATGCTCGTGCCCACGGCGCTTTCTGCCATCGGCACGCAACTCTTCAAGAGCATGGAACTCCGCGACACGACGGCCAGCACGAAGTACCCGGTGAGTAACCCGCACCAGGGCAAGTTCCGTGTCGAGGTGAGCCGGTATCTGAGCAACGCCTCGTACACCGGCAACTCGGCCAAGGCGTGGTATCTGCTGGCCGATCCGACGGACCTGCCGGTGATCGAGGTCGCATTCCTGAATGGTCAGGAATCACCGACCATCGAGACGGCCGAGGCCGACTTCAACGTGCTGGGCATCCAGATGCGCGGCTATCACGACTTCGGGGTCAACCTGCAGGATCCGCGTGGTGGAGTGATGAGCACGGGTGAAGCGTAAGCACTTAACGACTCGCGTCGTTGATTCACGATCAGGAGAATGAACATGACACAGGCAACTTTCGTCTCACCCGGCAACGCCATCGACCACACCCCCGGCAGTGCGGTTGCATCCGGCGAGGTGGTGGTTCAGAACACGCTGCCGGGCTTTGCGCGCACGCCCATCGCGGCCAATGCGCTCGGTTCGCTGGGCGTGGCGGGCATCTACGACATCGTCAAGGTGACCGGCGCGATCAATGCGGGCATCGCGGTCTACTGGGATGCCAACGGCGATCCCGTCGGCGGCACGGTCGGCACGGGCGCGCTGACGACCACTTCGACGGGCAACGCTTATCTCGGCAAGACCGTGCGCGCGGCTGCGGACACCGATGAAACGGCGCGCGTGCTGGTCGACCATTCCGTGATCGGCCTCCAGAGCACACTGACGGGCGCTATTGCCGATCCCGGCGACGCCGGAGCGATCCCCGTCGCGCAGTCGGGATACGTCCCGATCGTGACGGGCGGCTCGGAGACGCGCACGCTGGCCATCCCGACGTTCGTGGGGCAGGAACTGCTCCTGTTCATCAAGACCGACGGCGGCACCTGCGTGATCACGGTTGCCTCGGCAATCAACCAGACCGGCAACAACACGATCACGATGGCGGATGCGAACGACTCGATCCGCCTGCACGCCATCGACAACAACGGCACCCTCGCCTGGCGTGTGGTCTGCAACGACGGCGCGGCGCTCTCCACGGTGTGATGCATCATGACCGATTTGCTCAGTCAGGGTCTGTCATGGCTCGAAGATCAGCGTCATCAGCACTTGACGCGGACGGTGGTCTACCAGCGCGGGGCCAACGAGGTGGAACTGGCGGCAACGATCGGCCGCACGGTGTTCGAACAGGACGACCACGCGGGCGGGCTCACGCGCATCGAATCAAGGGACTTCCTTATCCGCGCCGTCGATCTCGTCCTCGCCGGTGATGTGACGCTGCCTCAGCCGGGTGATCGCATCATCGAGACTGATTCGATCGCCACGTACACCTACGAGGTCATGGCGCCGGGCAGTGAGCCGCCGTGGCGCTACAGCGATGTGAATCGCACCACACTGCGCATCCACACCAAGCACGTGGGCACGGAGAACCTGTGAGCAGCACGATCCTGACCATCGCCGATGCGGTCGTGGCGAGCCTGAACGGGACTTCGTTCTCGATGCCCTTCACGGCACAGCGCCATCTTGTGCCGAGTGTCGGACTCGAGGACTTGGCGAGTCTGCATGTGACGGTCGTGCCGCGGACTGTGGCGCGAACCGCCTCGGGCCGGCGGGATTCGTGGCTGGACTGCACGATCGACGTGGGGGTGCAGCAGAAGGTGGCCGGTGATCCGGACGCCGATGCATTGATCGCGCTGGTCGAGGAGATCGCCGAGCATCTGAGCCATCAGCGGCTGGCCGGCGCGCCCGAGGCGGCGTGGCTCAATACCACGACCGATCCCCTCATCTCGCCCGAGCATCTCGATCAGCAGCGCGCATTCACGAGTGTCGTGTCGGTCACCTACAGGGTGAGGCAGTAGACGAAAGGACCGTGACCCATGGGCTTCAAACTCGGCATGGAGGCCGTCCTCAATTACAAGGTGGACGGCCAGGGCGCGGGCGGAGCGTGGACGGAACTGACCAATGTCCGCGATGTGACGCTCAATCTCGAAGCGGCCGAGGCGGATCTCACGACCCGTGGCAATCAGGGTTGGCGCGCCAACGTGGCCACACTCAAGTCCGCGACCATCGAGTTCGAGATGGTGTGGGATACGGCGGATGCCGGCTTCACCGCCATCCGCAATGCGTACCTCAACAACGCCATCATCGGCTTCCAGGTCCTCGATGACACCGGCGGCGAGGGGTTGCAGGCCGACTTCATGATCAGTTCATTCAGTCGCAGCGAGCCGCTCGAGGAAGGCATCACCGTGTCGGTGTCGGCCAAGGTCGCCTACTCGGCCACGCCGCCCTCGTGGATCGGAGGTGCATGATGCCCAGCAGTACCCTGTCACTCTCCGGCGAGATCGGCGGCGCGCCACTTGGGGCAACGCTTCAGCGCACCGCGGATGGCGCCATCCGCCAGGGCCCGATCACACTGCCCGCGGCCGAGGCGGGCACACTCTCGACGCGCAGCACCAATACCACCGGCGTACTCACCCTTGCGGGAACCACCCTTCAGATCGGCGATGTCATCGACGTCTACTGGGATGGCGGGCGGCGCTACGACGTGGATGTGGATGGTGTGGCGGGCGATGACGTGACATTCTCAGGTGGAGCGGGCGATGTGCTGCCAGTCCAGGACACTGCCGTGACCGCGGCTGAGCAGGTGGCGATCGACCTCGCGTTCACCGGCGACGAACTCGTCGCCATCGGCGCCAAACTCGGAGAACGCGGCCATCTCAGCGTCCGCGACAGTGGTGCCACGGCGCTGTCGATCGACCTCGTGAAGAACGAGACCTGGTTCTGGCTCGACGGCCAGCAGATCGTCAATCCGCTCGCAGGTTCCTCGATCGACGGCCTCATGGCGAGCAACGCCTCGTCCTCGGCGACGGCCGTCCTGAATCTTGGCGTGCTTTACGACTCGACGCCGTGAGCACCCGATCACCCTTCATGAACAGGAGCATGTCATGATGTTCTTCTGGATGCTTTGGATCTATTGGCTGTTCCTGCTGTGGCTCTTTCTGCTGTGGTCAATCGAATCAAAGCCCGAAATCCGGGAAGTGCGAACGTTTCCCAGCGCGGAGTCGCGCTCCGCCACCAACTCGCCGTTGCAGGAGGCAGTGAATGAAGACCTTCAAAGACAACGCGGGTAACGCGTGGACGGTCGAGATCAACATCGCGGCCCTCAAGCGCATCCGCTCACTCACCGGCACGGATCTGCTCGACGTGATCAGCGGCGGCGATCTGCTCGAGCGTCTCATGCGCGATCCGGTGCTGCTTTGCGACATCCTCTACGCGCTCGTCAAACCTCAGGCGGATCAGAAGCAGCTCACCGATGAGACATTCGGCGCCGCGATGGCAGGGGATGCGATCGATGCCGCCACGGCCGCGCTGCTCGATGAACTGGTGGCTTTCTGCCCCAGCCCGAGGGACCGGGCCAACCTCGGGCGGGTGCTGACGGTGGTCCGAAGCGCGATGGACAAGGCGCGCGACGTGGTGGAAGCGCGCCTCGAGGGCGGCGAGATCGAACGGATCGTCGAGGAGGCGCTGCGCGAGACGATCTCTGGCAACTCATCTGGCGCTGCGCCGGAATCCTCGGCCTCGACCCCGGCGAGTTGACACTGCGCGACCTGCTCGCAATGGCCGAGCAGCGCCAGCGCGATGAATGGGCGAGGACATCATCCATCATGGCACTCATCGCCAACACGCAGCGCAATCCAAAGCGCCACCGGGCCGCCAGGCCGAGCGACTTCGACCCGTTCGCGCGGAAGCGGGATGTCATGAAGGCGGACGTGTCGGTACTCAAGGAAGTGTTCATCGACGGGCGGATGCCGGGCCGGCCCCGGGAGTAGCGATGCTCGATCTGCGCATCAAGCAACTGTTCTTCGATCGCCCCAAGGTGAAAAGGGCCGTCGATGCCGCGCGCCGCAAGGTGCTCAGCAAGGGTGGGGCGTTCATCCGCCAGACGGCACGCACGAGCATCCGCAAACGCAAGGGCACGAGCAAGCCCGGAGCCCCGCCGCACTCGCACGTAGGACTGCTGCGGAAGTTCATCCTGTTCGGATACGACCGGCAGAGCGAGTCCGTCGTGGTCGGTCCGGTGGGATTCAAGGGATCGACGGCGCCGCGCGTGCTCGAGCAAGGTGGTACGACGACGGTCACGCATCGTCGCCGCGGCAAGCGCACTGAACGCCGCGTGCGTGTCGCGGCTCGACCCTACATGAACCCGGCATTGGAGAAGGAGCGGCCCAAACTCCCTGAACTCTGGCGTAACAGTGTGAAGGGGGCGTAGAAGATGGCCAACACCCAGGGCATCCGCGCCGGCCGTGCCTTCGTCGAGATTGGCGGCGACGACGCGCGTCTGCAGCGCGCTCTGAAGCGGGCCCAGCAGAGGCTCAAGGCGTTCGGCGCTGGCATCCGCCAGATCGGCCTGCGCGCCGTGGCTGCGTCGGCCGCGATCCTCGCGCCACTCGCGGGCGCCACGAAGATCTTCGCCTCCAGCGGCGACCAACTCGACAAGATGGCCGCCCGCACGGGTGTGAGTGTCGAGGCCCTCTCTCAACTTGGCTTCGCGGCCGAGCAGTCCGGCGCGGACATTGAGACCCTCGAGAAGGGCATCCGCACCATGCAGCGCACCATCAATGATGCGCAGCGCGGCCTGTCCACTGCCACCGACGCCTTCGATGATCTCGGCCTGAACTTCCAACACCTCGCCTCACTCCCGCCCGAGGAGCAGTTCCAGACCATCGCCGACGCCATCACGCGTGTGGAAGACCCTTCGAAGCGTGCCGCGCTGGCGATGCAGGTGCTCGGCCGGGCCGGCACGCAACTGCTGCCGCTGCTGGCCAACATGCGGGCTCTTCGCGCCCAGGCGGACAGTCTGGGACTGACGATCTCGACCAAGGATGCGTCCAGCGCCGCGCTGCTCACCGACACGCTCAACATCCTCTGGCGCACGGTTCGCGTCGGCGCGTTCGTCATCGGCTCGGCCCTTTCACCCACGATCATCGATCTGAGCAATCGCGTCACCCGCATCATCATCGCCGCCAACGAATGGATCAAGGTGAACCGGGACACGGTCGTGTGGGTCGCCAAAGTCGGTGTGGCCGTTGGCGCCGTGGGCGGCATCCTCATCGCAACCGGCCTGGCGTTCACTGTGCTCGGTGTGGCGGTCGGCGGTCTGGGCAGTGCACTTGGTATCGCCGCCGCGATCATCGCTAAAGTCGCCGTCGTCCTCGGCGCGATCCTCTCGCCCATCGGACTATTGATCACCGCCGCAGCGCTGCTCGGCGGCACGATCGTCGCGTGGTCCGGCGCTGGTGGCAAGGCGATCCAGTGGCTCCGCGATCGTTTCGGCGAACTGAGCACATTCGTCGGCACCGTCATCGGCGGCATCCGCGATGCACTCGCCGGTGGAGATGTCGCACTGGCCGCGCGTGTCCTGTGGGCCGGGTTGCGCGTGGCGTGGGAACAGGGCATTCAACCCCTTCGTCAGGCATGGATCGGATTCAGCGCCGGTTTCCAGCGCGCGGCCATCATCGCCTTCTCGGGAGTCCGCAAGGCTTGGATCGAGGTCCGCGACTGGTTCGAACGCAACTTCCCCGACTTCACCGCAGGCATCGCCAAGGGCTGGGCCAACCTCGCCGCGGGTGTGCAGCGGGTCTGGGCCCGAGTGACCAACTGGCTCGCCGATCGCTTCACCGAGGTCATGGGTCTGCTGGATGAGTCGCTGGATGTCAATGCCGCCAAGGCGCTCAACCAGCAGCAACTCAACGCGGATCTCAACCAGGTCGAATCCCAACGCAAGGACGCGGTGACCAAAGCCGAGCGCCGTCGCGGTCGCAGCGATGCCGAGCGCGAACAGGCGAAGACCGCCGCACTCAATGCCGTCAACTCCCAGCGCGATGAGGCGCTGGCCAACCTCGATGAACAGACCGCCGAGCGGGTGCGGCAGGCCGAGGAAGTCCTTGCCCGGACCAAACAGGAACTGGCCGATGCCGTCGAGGCAGGGAGGCAGAAGCGCGAGCAGGCGATCAATGAAGGGCAGGATCCGACTTCGCTGGCCCTTCAGAGTCTGGCGGACATCGGTGATCAACTCGACACCCTGGCGCGTCGTGTCAGTGTGCGCGGCACCTTCGACGCCTCGGCCGTGCGCGGCCTCGCGGCCGGCGATGACAGCGCCG